CCCCGGCCGCCAAGCCCGCCAGCAGTGCGGGCAGCACCAGGGCGCCAATCAGATCGCTGATCACGTGGCGCTCTCCAGGTCGCCGGAGATCACCCAGGCGTTCGCCGCCACCTGGATCGCCGTCACTATCGCATGCTGTCCCGGCGTGCGGGTGAACCCCTGCCGGTTGCTGACCGTCACGCCGGTGTCGCCGACGAAGGTGACCTTGCCGGCGCCGGCCTGCGTGAAGGTGATGGCGGTCCCGGCCGCCAGGTTGGACAGTGTCACGTTCACCGCGGTGGCGCTGGTCACCCGCACCACCCGGCCATTATCGGCCTGCGTCGGCGTGTCCGCGCCGGTGGGGGCGCGGAGGTCCAGCGGGATTGCACGGATCCAGGTGCGCAGCCCGATGAACGTCAGCAGCCGCAGCAGCGGCCCGGGCTCGACGATGTTGAACCACGCGGCATCCGGGATCGGCACGGTGGCGGCCGGCGCGCTGGCACCGTCAAGTCCGTCCGCCTTTACGCGCAGACGGTCCGGCCCGCTCAACGGCTCCAGCACGATGCCGTCGCCGGCCACCAGGTCGCGGTTTGGCATGTCAGCTACCCCACACCAGGCGATCGCCGCCGAAGAACAGTTCGTCGCCGCCGAAGAACAGCCCGTTGTCGTTGACCGGCGGCACGCCGGTGGTCGCGTCGCTGATGCGCACTTGCGGCGTCAGCGCCAGCACCACATGCCAGGCCGCCGCCACCAGCGCGCCCTGCGCTGTGGTCTGCACGATCCACAGCGGCGCGCCGACGCGCAGCAGCCATCGCAGCGGGTCGAAATAGCCGGTGGCTGCCATGGCACCCATCGTGTCCGCGCTGCGGTACAGGAACAGCGGCGGGTCGCCCCCCGCCACGATCGACAAGCCGGGCCATGCGAAGGCCATCCCGCCGCCGTTCCTGCGCCGCCGCTCAGTCGGTGTCCGTGACGGTCAGCGGCAGCGTGTCCGCCACGTCCACGTTGGTGCCGGCGACGTCGTTCACCACGTGGAACCCGGCGGTCTGCACCACGCCCGATCCGTTGACCGTCACGCGGTACACCAGGTCGCCAGCGGCCAGCAGGTGGCGGGCGCCGTTGAAGTAGCCCGCGGTGTCCACGTCGGCCGCGGCGTCCTGCGTGGTGTAGCTCCACATCTGCGGCGCTGCGCCGCGCCGGCTGTGCCCGCCGATGGGGCAAAGCGTGTTCAGGGTCAGCGGCATGGATCAGGCCTCCGAAATGTCGACACGCAGCAGGCCCTGCGGGTCGATCACGCAGGCGCCGGCGGACAGGCCCTGGTTGTGCTGCCAGGACTTCAGGTGCGGCACCCAATCGACCTTGGTGGTCTCCTCGAACGCGATGCCCAGCCCGACCGCGTTCTTGTCGAACGCAAACAGCTGCCGGATGTTGGCGGCGATCGGCAGCCCGCCCTCGGGCCGGGCTTCGACTATCATCAGGTCCAACCCGTACACCTGCGGGATCTGGCCGCTGCGGATCACCGCGCCTTCGACCCAGTCGCGGGACGTGAACTTGTTCTCGCCCAGCATCTGCTCGTTGGCCCGCGGCGACAGCAGCAGCTTGCGCTGGCCACGCGGCACCGCGCGGTCGTTGAAGAAGCGGTCGATCGCCCGCAGCTTGGCGTCGGTCAGCCCGGTGCCGCCATCGGCGATGGTCGGCCCGCCCGCCATGGCGGCAATCAGCGCATCCAGCACCAGCTGGTCGAGTCGGCGGTTGAGGGCCGCGGCGATGTTGGTCGCCAGGATCGGGCCTTCGTCGAAATTGACCTTGGTCTGCTCGATCTGGTCGACGTACTCGGTCGCGTCCCAGTCCTGCATGGTGCAGGTCACGTCGCCATAGGTCGTGCCCATGGCCACGCGCGGCGTGCTGGGGATGTGCGGGCGGGCGATGCCGGCGTTCACCCGGCGGAAGCGCACGGTCTGCCCGCGCACGCCGGGCTTGACCCGCACCGCGGACTTCAGGTTGCCGCCGATGCCGGCCTGGTAGGCGGCCTTCACCTGGGCATCGAACTCGATGACATAGAGGGGACTCAGTCCCGTGGACATGGCCTGTCGGCTCCTCGCGGGCGCACGCGCACCGCGTCACGAACGTTGATCACGCTCGCAGGCCGATAGGCCGGCTACCCTGGGGTCAGACCGCGCCGGTTGCCCGCCGCGCTGATAAGCCCGTCACCGGGTCGTCTGCTTGGCGGCCTGTCGCGCCGCCCGTTTCGGTCCGCCGCTCTCCCGGCGGCGGCGGGAGGGGCTTCCAACCCCTGCTTCCGCCGCCGGGCGCGTCCGGCGTTCACGTTCTGTCCCAAGTCGCAGGCGCGCCGCAAGCGGAAAATGCGCTCGCACACCGGCGAACCGCTTCACGGCAGCCGCAGCTGCCCGGCCTTGTCCATCCGCGCCAGTGCCTTGCGCGCCCGCTCCACCATGGTCGTGTCGTTCTTGCGGTAGCCCTCGGTCATCAGCCGCTGAGCGTCGGCCTGGCTCATGCCGTCCACCTCCAGCGCGTCCACCGGAATCGGCCGCTCGCCCGTCAGCTCCCGCAACTTGGCCAGCGCGCGCACGCCCTCCGCCGTGCCGATGCCGTTCAGCGCCGCCCGCTCCTCGGCGGTCAGGATGCCGCGCGTAACCAGGCCGTCAGCCCAGCTGCGCGTGTCGGTCACCACCTGGGCTGCGTTGGGGCCCAGCCGCTGCAGCTCGGCCGCGAACGCCGCCTTCCGCGCCTCCGGCGTATCCGCAGGCTGCCTGGCCATCGCGTCCTTCACGGCTGACAGGTAGGGCTGCGCGATCGCATCGAGCTGCGCCTGGGTCACACCGTGCTTGTGGGCGGCGACGCGGATGGCCGACCACAGCGTGTCGTCCTTGCCGCCGATCGTCTCCGGCACGCCCTCCATCTTCGGCAGGGTGTAGGCGTCGGCATTCGCCGGCGGCTCGACACCCCGCGAGACCTGGCCACGCAGGTCCCGCCAGCTCTTCGCCAGGGCTTCCGTGTCGGCGCCCTTTTCCGGGTTCCAGAACTGCTCCGGCATCCATTCCGGCCGCGCGGCCGGCTGGGGCGGCTTGGCACCGGGGTTGGCGGGATCCGCGCTGCCGGCCGCCGGCGGCGGCACGGCGTCCAGGATGCCGCCCGGATCGCCGCCGGCGCCCGCCACGCCAGGCAGCGGCGGCGGGGCGGAAGCGGCCGGCGGCGGGGTGCCGCCGGTCGGCGGCGCGGCCTCGTTGGTTGCCGCGCCACTCATGCGCGCGGCTCCCCGGTGGCCGTTTCCAGAATTTCCCGCAACACCGCCTTCCGCCCCTCGCGGTAGGCGACGATGGGCAGCTCGTCGAACGCGGTATAGGTCCGCTGCCGCTCGAGCTGCGTCAGCAGCTCGTCCAGCAGTGCGTGCGCCTCGGTTCCCGGGGCGAACACGACTCGGGCGCGGGCGGTGCGGGTCTCCCGCGCCAGCCGCCGCGGATCGTCGGCCGGCTCATGCTCGGACTGGTGAAACGGATTGAACTCGGTCACGTCGGTTGCTCCGTCGGTTGCATCGCCTGGTTTGCAATCGCGCCGGCGGCGGCTCCCGCCACCTGCGCCATCGCGGGGCTCTGCAGCAGCGCTTGCTCCTGCTGCGCCTGCGCCGCCGCGTCGTCTTTCGCCTCCAGCGCTTCCGCGCTGGGGATCAGCTGCGCCGGAATGCCTGTGCGCTCGGCCACGTAGCGGCCGGCCCGGTCCAGATCGACCGCCGCCGTCAGCATCCGCGCCCCCGCCTCGCCCAGGCTTGCGACCTGCGCCACCATGCCCATCACGGCCTGCACATCCGCCTGGTCCTGCGCCTGACTCAAGGGGCTGGTCGCGCGGATGCGGATGGCGTCCTGCTGCACCGCCTCCATCAGCCCGGCAAAGCGCGGCGCGCGCAGCTGGCCGGCCTCCTCCAGGATGTCCAGGCAGCGGGTCACGATCGGCGCCACTGCATCGGCCTGCAGCCGGCCGAAGGCGCCAGTGTCTTGCTGGAAGCGCCGCACCCGTTCGATGACCTCGGTTGCGGTCAGCCCCACCTGCACCTCCGGCGGCAGCGGATCGTCGAACAGAACCTGGCGGATGGTGGTGCGCTGGCGTTCGGCCAGCTGCTCGCTCAGGCGGAAATTGCCGGGCATCGACAGCGGCTCCAACGGCTTGCCCATGGCGCCGCCATTGTAGCGCACGGGGATGATGCTGCCGGGGATCAGCCGCAGCGTGCCGACGTTCAGCACCCCGTCATCGGCTGCAGTGTAGACCGGCGACACGGCAAAGCTGGCCGCCTTCAATTCCAGCTCCACCAGCTTGTTCAGCGTCCGGATGTCCGGCAGCGCCTGTGTCAGCGGGCCGCGCCCGTGCGTCTCGCCCGGCGCCTTGGTCCACCGGGTCACGATCCAGGGGCACGTGCGGTACCGGCGGTCCACCAGCAGCGCCTTCATGGCCCGATGCACCACGCGGAAGCGCCAGTTGCCGGCCTCGGCGTCGAACGTCGTGGCCTGCAGCAGCAGCACCGCCTGTTCCGGCGCCTGCGTCTCGGCCTGCAGGATCTCCACCGGCGGGTTGCGCATGTCCGGATAGGCACGGCGCACCAACCGCGCCGGCATGGACTGGCTGAAGAACACGCCTTCCACCGTGCCCCACGGGCCTTCGTCGAACGCCACCAGCGCGCTCGGCACCGCCTGGAAGCGCAGCAGCGGGCCGCGCGACCGCCGCTGCGTCTGCCGCCCCCCTTCGATCAGCAGGCACCCCACGCCGGCGGCCAGGTCCTGCGCCCATTCGTTGATCGCCTGATCGAAGTTGGACACATGCACGTGCTGGAACAGCAGCGCCGTCGCCGCATCCAGGTCCGCCTGCACCTCGGCCGAGGCATTGCCGCTGCCCAGCTCCGGCGGCAATGCCAGTCGCGCCCACCGCTGCTGCGGCGGAAACAGCGCCTGCTGCAAGCGGTTGGCGAACCGCCCGGCCGCCACCACGGCCGTGCTGTCGTAGACCTTCACCTGCCGGTTGCCACCGTAGCCGTAGCCGGACCACGCATCCCGCTCTGGCAGCGCGTAGGCGTACACGTCCGCCATCAGGGCCTGGAACGCGGCGCGCTTCTGCTCGGCGTGCTCGGCACGGCGCAGCAGGCCGTCGATCTCGTCACTGGGGGCCATGTCAACCGCCCAGGGTCTGTGCCAGGCGCCGCTCTTCCTCCACCGTCAGCGCCCCGGTCTCGGGCCCCGCCAGCAGGCTCACGCGCGCCGCCCGGCGCCGCTTGTCGGCATCCGCGGCCGCCGTTTCCCGGGTGGCCAGGTCGGCGTCCTGCTTCGCCAGATTGGCGGTCTGCTTGTCCAGCGCGTCCGCCTGGCGCTTCAAGGCAGCGCTCTGTTCGTCCAGCGACCGCAGCTGCGCCTGTTCCAGCTCGATGTTGCGCGCAGGGGCCTTCGGTCTGCCGCCCATGTCACCCTCCCAGCTTTGGGTTGCCGACTTCCGAGCCGCCCAGAAGGCTGACCCGGCCGCGCTGCCAGTTCATCCGCGCGCGGTTGCGGCCGGCGTCGGCTTCGTCCAGCGCCGCCTGGCGGCGGTCCTGGTCGGCCTGGCGCGCGCTCTGCGCGGCGTTCTGCGCATCCAGCCGCGCCTGCGTGGCGGCAATGTCCTGCTGGCGCTGGTCGCGTTCGGCGGCACCCGCATCGAAGCGCTCCACCTGGCCGGTGGTGCGGTTGATCCTGACATCACCGCCCATGGGTCAGGCCCTTCCGGCAGGCCGGGTGCGGCACCGGCACCGCGCCGCGGCGCAGCAGCCAGCGCGCCAGCTGGCGCGGCGTCAGCACCCACCACGCCACGATGCCCAGCGCCGCCTTCACCACCTCCACGCAGGTCGCCGGCGGGCGCAGCACGGCAGCCGGCTCG